GTTCCACCTGCCATTTTTCCTCCTTCGAAATAAAAAAAGCCTTTAAAAAGGCTTTACTTTATATCCCGTCAAATATGTCTGCAATATCTAGCGGAGTTTCGTCTTCCGGATCGCTACTTGTATCGACGATACCGATTAAGTCATCCCAGCTAATATCCATAACCTCATTGATACTCATATTGTACGGACCATTAGAGACATTTTTGACAAATTTATAAAAATGCTTCAAAGCATCTTTGGGATCTATTGTTTCCCCTTTGGGTCCACATCACCTACCAGATGAGCGTAGATGTCCATAAATACTTCAATGATTTTCGCAAAGTCTGTGTGCTCCAGCAATTGTTCAACTGTAACGTTTTCAAAAAGCGAGGCGATAAAGTTCAACTGTTGGTCCAACTTTTCAACTTCTGACTTTTCAGACGTGAGCGAGTCATTGAGCACAAGATAGTCACGATAGTCACGAGTAGTGATTTCTTTACTGGAGTATAGGACATCTTCGCCTTTCTCGTTCTTCATAGTGAATTTAATTTTAGCCATTTATTTTCCCTTTCTAAATTAAAAAGCACCTTGCGGTGCCTTCTCTTATTTCGTCCAGTTATTTTTCCCGAATTCGACCTTTGTGACATCCTTAGACGCATTACTTTGCTTCATCGCAAAAATGATAGTCACATGACCTTCCTTGCCAGCCTGGAAGACGACGCTGGAATCCGAATTTATAGCTACAGTATTGTCATTCGAAAATACCGAGTCAAATTCAAGATATTCCCCATCTTCGTCACTCGCAAAGAATTTTCTAGGATTTAATTCAACATTTGATATGTCCTTGTTATTGATTGTCAGGGTGACCGTGACAGCTTTGTACTCATTTTTATCATGTTCCATAGCGAGTAACCCTGAAGTGTCTTTTTTCGGTTCCCCAACTGTTATTTCAGTCTGATTAAACAGGACCGGTTCCCCGAACTGATAGCGATATTCTCCTTCGCTTAATGTGAAATCCATAGCCTCAGAAGCGAGATTGCTGTCCACAGTGTAGACATAATTGACAAAACGAGTCTTGATATTCTCAATCTGTTCCTTGTCTTCTTTGAGACTCTCATATTTCTTTTCTAGCTTGGATTTCTCATTCAGCGCAGAGAATAACAGCCCTGACATCGTTACTAGGCCAATACCAAATGCAATAGTTAATAAAATCAAAATCGAATGTTTATTCTTTTTCATCGCAAACCTCCACAATCTTATTTTACCAAAACTTGAAAAGGTTTACAATATTAAGATAATAAAACAAAGGGGCTAGATGCCCCCTGTTTTATTTTAGCCGCCTGCTACGATACCAAGTTTAGTTTTAAGTTTTTGCACCTTAGTATCATCCTTACCAAAGTACATAGCTCCGTACTTGTCTTTTGAATCTTCTGCAGTAGAAGCTCCAGCAGTGAAAGTTACGTTGGTAGTCGCAAGTTCGTCCGCTTTATCCTTGATTGTGTTCAAGTCGATGGCATCCATTGAGAGGTTCCCTTTATAGAATCCGTAAAGGGCAAGCTCTCCGCTTGCTGTACTTGATTCAAGCAAGATAGAAACATCTGCCGATACAGTATCAGCACCAAATTCGAGGATATCATCTGTATCAGTATATCCAAGTGCTTTAGCGTACAATGCAACTGGGATGTCCAAGAGTCCCAACTCAACCTTCAAGTCACCCACACCACGATTATTTACGTGGTAAGCGATGTTACTACCAAATGTCTTAGTAGGATCATTTGCGAGACCAGTGATTTTAGCAGTTTGTGTGGCACCTTCTCCTTTTTTACCTTGGATAGTAAAGAGGTTAGTTCCTTCGGTTGGTGTTCCACCATCTAAGATGCGAACTGTCAAACTCTTAAAGCCGACTGTTGCTGTACCTTGTTTTTCTTTTCCCATTGTTTAAAATTCCTTTCTAATAGTCGTCATACAGAGAGCTTTTCCCTCTGTACGTCCGAGCATCTGCATAGCGTTTAATTTCCGGGATCCATGTATCTAGACCCCCGTCCGTTTGGTAGAAGCCTTCTGACTCCATGATTTTCTCAACAGCACCTTGCAATTCCTTGCATTTGATGCGGTCAGCAGACTCTACGTTGATTTGATAGAGAAAAGTCTTTGACAGACTTGTATTGCTCCCACGGTCGCTTTGAAGAGGAGGGCCGACCGGAATGATGACAATGCTCGGCTCCTTCTCAGAGAGCGTCTCAGGACGTTTAAACGACTTGATGCAAATCCCGGAAAGTGTATCTTCGCTTTTTAAGGCGTTGTAAATTTCGGTCAATTTATCTTTAATCATCCTAGTCCCTCCGCTTTCAATTTAGAAGCCAGTCTGTATTTAAACTTCTCTTTGTTTGCCTCTGAAAATCTTCGAATCACGCCAAGTCCTCGAGGATGTGCCTTTTTCGCATAGCCAAACTCACTCAAGTGGACCAAGCGCCAGCGTGACCCGGGACCAAATCCCAGCTTGACCATTGGGACACCTTCAAAGCTTCCAGTGACATTCCCGACAGTTACGCTTTCGATGGTTTCCCCTTTTCGTCTGTAAACCTCTAAAGCGCCCTTAAAGTCGTCAATAGTCTCGGTCGCAGCACCTTTCAGTGCCTTGTTGGCTGACCGTCTCACCTTTTCGTCTCCGAGCTTGGCTTCTAGGTTCCGGATCACTTCCTCGAATCCGACCAGTGTCGCACCACTACTCATCCCGACCACCTCCGATAATGACGATTAAGAAATCACGATTATCATAATCAAGACGAATGTCGATGATATTCCAATGCTTACCTTGTAAACGTTGGTCCATCACTTCCACAAAGTGCCGAACATCTGGCTGATAGCTAGTCAGTGGATCCCGAATTTTCAGAGTCATTTTGGCAACCATAGATTTACCAGTGGAGATTTCGATGTCTTTCATGCTAGGAGAGTAGGCTTTTGCAAAAGTGAAAAATGCCTTCTCAAAGCTAACATCACGACCGTCCAAACCGTCCTCCACCTTAGAAGTATAGAAGGTGACAGGCGTTCTTAGGTCTCCATTGGTTGCTTCCGGTTGCTTGTATTTAAAATTAGGCTTCAATGACCTGTGTTACTACTTCTTCTGTTGTTTTAGGAGCAGTCCCGACTACTGGACTGATGAAACCAGGTAGTTTTTCCATCAGTTCCTTTTGTCGAGCTTCATCCGCTTCGAATGTGGTTCCGACTTTGCGGATCACATTCTCTTTTAAATCGAAAAATTCTTTTAAAACTTCGACCATTTTCCCTCCTACTGATAATTATTAAGAGACAGTTCCAAAATCTCACCCTGGAAATTCGCAAAGAAAAACTCAACCTGGTCATTATAGAGATATCTCGACCGCTCAAGGATCAATTCTTCAACACGGCTATCGCTGGCATCAAATGAATCCGTAAGGTCGAGAATCGCTTTTTCTGATGAAGTTAGCATGCGTGAGAGATTGGCATCTTCTGCATCATGAAAGATTTTCATCCGCTCCTTGAATGCTCCTAGAAGCGGATGAAGTTGTTTTGTTTCTTCCATTCGGTGTCACCACCTATTATTTAATCTTCAATTCCCAGACAGCAGCAGTCTTTTCATCGTGAGCCTTACCGTAAGCAAATTGCTTAGCAGTGTAGAGGTTCAAATCTTCGAGAGCGTAAGTCTCAGTAAAGCGACCAAACTCGATTCCACCACCTACGAAGGCATCATAGCGACCTTTGACGAATGTAGTCACTTTGCCAGCAGCTTGAGCAACTGACTCAACCAAAATCAAGTTGTATGGCATCGCTGTCACATACGTTCCTTGAGCGTTCAATGAAGTGTATTGTTTCTTGACATCCCATGCATCTGCAGGGTTGACTACCATCACGACATTTCCTTCAACTGCCACTGGATTGCCGTCAGACTTAACAGAGTGATGTTTGTACACTGCGGTCAATTCTTTGACAACTGTTGCCGAGTCAGCAAATGTAAGTTTTGCAGTTTCTACAGCTTTTTCTGCATAAGTTGTTTTACCACCGGATGCAGTACCTGTGAGGGTGCGAGAAAGACCGATAGGTTTGTCATCTCCGTCACCGTTCAAGAAGGCAGCTTCTAAAGCAGCAGCAAACGCTTCTGTGATTTGTGCAGATACAAATGATTGCAACCAAGCAGGGCCAAATTTTTCAGAGTCTTTAGGAATGACTACAAATGCAGTCAATTTGTTTTGGATCGTTTCTTCTTCGTTGAAGGCTTGTTTCAATTGACCTTGAATTTCCCCGTTGATCTTGCCCCAAAGAGCTGTTCCAGTTTGAGTTGATTTGAGGAATTTAAGGCGGATGCCAGCGTTGCGTAATCCAAGATGTTGCAAGAGCGGGCGAGCCTTCACCATATCATCAAAGATACGGTCGATTGTTTCTTGTGGGAAGAGTTTCTCTACTCCCACAGGGGCAGTTTTGTCGATGTCATTGAAAAATTCACGAGCTTCAGCAGTCAATTTAGCATCATAAGGATTCATCGCTGAAACTTCCTCATGAGCAGCATGACGAGCTTGTTCCATCATTTCGTTAGTCATCGACTCGATCATTTCGTTGTAGAGTTTCGCTTGTTCTTCTTGAGGTGCGCCATTTGTTACAGCGTTCAAAAAGTTCTGACGAATTTCGTTGAATTTGTTTGATAATTGCATTGTCATTAGTATTTTTCCTTTCTAAAATGCAAAAAGACCGAACCCTTTCGGTGCAGTCTCGTTTGTGTTATTTTCTGGACTTTCTGGAATATTGAATTTTTTCTGTACAAATTCACTATTTTTAAAAGTCTCACTTGCGATTTGTCGAGCTTCTAGCTTATTAGCTACCAGCTCAGAGATTTTATCAACATCAGGAGTCATTGCTAATTTCATCTTGTCAATAAAGTCATGTGGGATCATTGGAGTTTCACTTGCAGCAAACGTCGGAGCGATTTCTCCGCTAAACATGATACGGTCAGCAAATCCTTCATTGACTGCTGATTCAGCATCGAACCAGGTCGTCTCATTCATCAGATCCAATAAATCATCTAGCGCCTTACCTGTCTTATCGACATAAGCATTAGCGATTGATTTGTTGAATCCTTCAAGAACCCCAGCTTCATGCAGTAGAGTGTTGTGGTCTCCGTCAACTCGT